CTGAACTGGGCGGGGCTTACACGGGTAGGCAGTATCAGCTCCATAGGGTTGCCGCGTGAAGTCAGGACCGTGTCACCCCAAAGGTTCAATGCTTCTGGCAGGTCCGAGTTAAAGTAGGGCAGGCGTGACTTGTACTTGTTAAACGCTTCAACAAACCCGCGTACACCCATTGGCAACTCAGGATCTGCTCTTGTATCTTTCCTAGTGGGATCTGATAAGCGAGATATACCGGCCACCAGTGAACTGTAGACACCAGCTGGTGAGCCGCCAATAACAAAGCCACCAAACTGTTTGACCAGGCCGTCAACAATCTTCTTACCGTCAACAGCGCCTTGCTGGCTGGTGCCGATCAGTTTGGCCACATCAGCCACACCTTGAAGGTAAGGCTGCTCTTTCAGGTATTCGTACAGACCATATGTCCCGCCCAAGAACACCTCTTCAATCATGTTTGCATCGGGCTCATGCTTAGCATACTCAGCATAGTCAGCAGCAATGGCCATAAGGGCAGAGACTGGTTCCATGCCCTGGTAACTGTAGTAACTGTCGCCAACCTTGATGGAGTAGGGCTGCCAGCCGTCCCGCATAAGAGCTTCACGATCTGCTTTGCGCTCTGGGCCGCGACCAGTGAAGTGGCCCTCGGCAGACAAGACCGCAAAGGTGGCCAAGAAGACCGAGCCCAGCGTGACCTTGGCTAAAGCCATGTCGCGGTAAACACCACCCTTAGCCACCTCTTCACGCCACTGTGAAGACAGCCGCGCAAACGGTGTGCGCTCAAGCACTTGCAAGCCAATGTTGGCAGGTGTCTTAAAGAACGGCACCACCACCTTTAGAGCTGGATGGCTAAACACTTGTTGCAAGTTTTTCAAAGCAGGTGGCAGCTCAGCAGTAAAGGTACCTTTCTGGGCAAACAGCATGGCTGCTTCGTCTAGATCACGGGGTGGGTTTGCAAATAAGCCCTCAATCTCAAGGGATGCCTTGGCCATGGCATCAGTCTCAGACAAGCCTGCTTCAACGCCTTCTCGGTAGACAGTCTTTCCCCTACGGGTAATTTGAGTGTTTAGTTCCATGCGGTACAGCACACCCTTAAAGAACTCATCCTCGGTCAACAGGGCTCGACCAGGCAGGGTTACCGCCGTGCCGTAGTAATCGATGGCTTTGGCAAACCACTTGTCTTGCTCAATACCAAATGAGCCAGAGCTGATTGATGGCGCATTACCTCCCCGTTGCATCTCAATCTTGCTCATTAAGTCACTAGGGGCATTGTTCTTCCAAGCCGTGCTGGCCAGCTGCATACCCTCAACAATGCCATTGCGCAGGGACTGCACCATGGTCAGAGCTTCGTCCATGCCAATCTTCTCGGCCTCAGATCCTGGCACCAAAGACTTCCAGCTGCGCACACCTGTTGGCAGCACATTGCTGTACAGGGATGCCACCATGCGCTCAGGTATTTGATACAGACCAAACATTGTGTTTGAAACAATGTTCTTGGCATGCGATACGCCTGATGACAACAGGCCATTGATATAGGTAGTAAACCAAACATCCTTTACACCCGACATCATTGACTTCTCAACCATGGCATTCTGTGCAGCGCGAGACTCAAGCGACAAGTAACTTCTTGCCATATCCTGCAGTGCGCCGTCCCCGCCAAACTCGTCCAGCACCTGACGAATGACTTGGGCATTGCCATCGCGTGGGATGCGAAACACCGCCAAGGCACGGGCCGTTTCTGTCTGGACTCCCTTGACACCCTTTTGGATCAAGCCATGCAGCGCAATTTGTTGACGAAGCATGAGCTTGTCAGAGTCAGTGGCCATGCCGGTGTTAACCAGCTTGAACAGCTTGTCCAACTCATTGGCGCTAGACTCAAGCACCTCAAGCGCCTTGTAGGTTTCCACAGCGTTGGCCATCATCTTGCCGTCACTGCCGATCAGCCTGGTCAAGAATGACTCGCCAATGCCAGACTCTGCAGCCTTGGCCTTGATCTCGTCAAAGGTTACAGCCTTAGTCCGAATATTGAGGGCATCAGCCACGCCACCCACAATGGCTGCGGCATCCTCAGTCTGGTAGCGGGAAAGGTTGAACGGCTCATCAGGCTTGCCACCAGGCTTACCCTGAGTGATGCCAAATGTCTGCCTGCGGCTGGCGGCACGGCCAACTTCATCAGTAAGGACTTGGTCAGCCTCTGGTATCAGCTTGTAACGGCCAGCTTTAGCCGCATCAGGCAGAGCACCTTCAGCTGCACGGGCAGCTTCTGGCACTAAAGCTCTCTCTGCTTTTGGCGCTTGCTTGGTTACAAGGTTGCGTATAGCCGACATTGGCCCAGCGATTTGAACGCCTTCATCCATGGATGGTGTACCAGGATCGGCAGTCAATGGCATCTCGGTGCCACCCTCTTGGGCAGCTCCTGGCATTGGCTCTAGGTTGCTTGGGTCAGCTGGCGCTGCAGCTGGTGCCGCAGTTGGCAGGATGCTGTTTAGGCGTTGATCAAGAGGTTGAATGGCCATCACTTAGCTCCAGACGTTGGAGCGTTTTGGCCCCTGTTTAAGACTGATCCTTTTGTTCTTGCGGCTCGGCTTCTGGTGACAGGGGTTGTTGAACTTTTGCCATCTGCTGAAACAAGTTGTTTTCCAGCTGGCGCGTTTCCAACTGCGTTTCCTCTTGAGGTAATGAGATCATCTAATTTACTCCTGTTGACTTCTGGTCGTTCAAACCATGGGGCATTTCCGCTGGATGAAACCTTAAAGTTTTTTGGGATAATTCCCGAATTTGGATCCTTTATTGCATCCAGCATATCACGGTATTCTGGTACGGTAAACCTGTATTGATCACCCTTTGAGGTGTCATATATAAAGTATGGCCCAGAATCATCTACACCATATTTTACACCGTAGTCATACATGCCATACTCTCCTTGCTTGGCGGTAACACCTTTAAACGGCTCCTTAACACCAGCTGCTTCGCGCATGATTGCGTCAATAGTTCCATGACTTGCTTCTTGCTGGGATCCTGCAACCCAGGTCTCCCAGTGGTAACGACCCAGCGAGGCATCTGCTTCGCGGCCAACCAACTTGTATGCATCTTTTAGCTGTTGTGCCATTGCTCTTTCAAGAGCTTCATATACAAGCAAACCCTTGGCCCCATAAGTTATTTCAGACAGAGCGGTGCCAGCAATTTTTGCACTTTCCTCAATTTCTCTGCCGTCTTTCTTCTTGACCATTCTCTTTTCGGTGCGGCCATCCCACAGGTTTTTACCAGTAAACCTACCATCATCCCAAAGATTTCTAAGCTGCACTCTGTCAATTACAAGGACATCATCGCGCCCGCTTACTAGCAATGTAAAACTAACAACCTTGTTATCAATCCCAACACCAGTACCAATTTTTGCAAATTCTCTTCTGATTTGCGGCCCAGTCATAGTTGGGCTTGCCATCATTTCGTGAACCTTTTGTAACCCAGTAACACCTTCACTATTTTTTTGCGCCAACTTTGTTAAAAAGTTTTTACCAAAAGCATTAAGGTTATGAATTGCCCCGGAGCCAGGTTGGCCAGAACCCTTGCCAGCAACAGTTGATGCCCAGCTCAAATACTCATCTAGATCTGCTTTGTCAAATTTCCCAGACGCGGCTTTTTTCAAGAAAGGTTCAATTCCGCTAATTGCATCCATGAACAATCCCTCTTGCACATACGGGCTTACACCGCGAGACAAGAAAGACCACAGAAACAATTTACCCGTTGTAACCACATCAGCTTTACCAGATGTGTACAAATCTTTAAACTGTGCTGCGTTTTTAAAGCCTGCACTTGCATCATCAATTTGTCCTTGCGTCAATTTACGCAAAGGTGCGGCTAAGTTTTCTGGAGACTCAAGAGCTTTAATAGCCGCGTATGGCGGGATTGGAACTTCATCAGACTTAAACGCATAACCCAACATTCTTGTCCAAGAGTCTTGTGTTAATTTTGGATCTTGAAATTTATTAAAGATTAAATCTAAATTTTCAATTTGTCTATTTACATTTTTCTCATCAGTAGTTAAAGCAAGCAGTGGCTTGTCAGGCATTTCAAAATCTGCTGCTGAAATCTTTACGCGCAAATCTTGCTCAACACCAATTTTGTTTCCAGTTGCGACATTTAATCCCGGCTGTAAATCAATTGCTTGCTCTAATATTTGTAGTGGATTGCCAAGCGCATCAGAGGTTTTACCTACCGACTTGATACTCATACCAACAGGCAGATCTTTAGTGGCTTTAATAAGCGCTTTTGTACCAGCAATGCCTGCCTCAATAGCTCCTGGCAATGGAGCGAGCTCACCAAAAGCTTGGCCAACTACTGCCGTGTTTGCACGCATGGCAGCGTCTGGCGCATTTGGTGGAATAACTGGCGGCATTGGAAGTGCCATGCCAGTGCCAGGAATTCGGAACTCGTTTTGCGCTCCGATCTGCTCGGTTGTTTGAAACAATGTCCCCTCGTTTAAACCTTTAGCAAATGCATCCAATCTGCTTTGATCTTCTGGTCTATTCCAAATAGACTTAATGCCGTTGTATAGCATCTGTAAATCACCCGGCAAGCCAAGCGTTTGAGTTGCTGCTCCCCGCAAACCACCAGCACCAAGATCTAATATGGCTGTTGGTACGTCGGTCATAGGTCTATTTGTGCGGCCTTGACCAGCTCCGCTGCCACCCATGGCCAGCATCACATCCCCAGGCTGCCTGCCGGGCATGGACTGCTCTGGCATGTCAGCCGACACTGGCTCAACTGGCGCATCAGGAAACTGAATAGCAGTTAAGGCCGATAGGTACTTGTCTTCAATTGAGCTGTAAGCCATTATGGATTTCCTTCTGCTTGGTCAAGCAGTCGCTTAATTGCTTTGATCTCATTAGCATTAAATTTCTTGCCGCCCTCAAGAGCAGGCAGGCTATCGCGTGTGATCTTGCCGCCAGCCTTTTTTTCCCACACGGTCTCAAGTGTGCGCCGCGCAGCCTTTGCGCCTTCAGTATTGCGAGTTGCTTCCAGTTGAGTTTCGATTTGTTGCAGCACCATGCGAGGGGTCAAGACCTTTCCATCAATAAGACCTTGTGATTGAATTTGCTGAGCAGTAGCTCGCAAACGCTGCAACTGCGCAAACTCTGCCCCCTTTGGATCAAGGACAGTGACAGAGCCAGGCATAGTGGGAATGCCTGCCAACTTGGCCAAGCCACGATCAAGATCACCCTGGTCGCGGCGATCTTCTGAGTTAAGAAGCTTTAATGCGCCAATCGCTTGCTTGCCATTGATACCCTTACCAACCAAGCTCCAGATCTGTTGAGGGTTGTTAATGGTGCCGTTGTAGATGCCATTCAGCAAATTAAACTCAACGGCAGGGTTGCCTTCCTTGTTTGGCTCAAGCAAATCTTTGAGTGTGCCAATGGGTACGGCACCAGCTGGCAAAGCAGTCAGATCTTTGATTAACTGGTTGCGCTTGGCATTGCCTTCGGGCAGCACAAATATCTTTTCCAGCAGATCAATACCTGCTTGTTCATTAACACGCTTGTCAGCTGCAATCTTTGTATTGAGTGCAGAATTTTGCGCATTGATAGCCACCATGAAGTTGGCTGAAACCTTTTCTATTGAAGCATAGTCGCTCAACAACATACCCTTAACCACATCAGACATCTTGCCGACATTGCCAATTTGTATGTTCTTTAAGGTGGCTTCTGTGTCTGACATTGCGACATTATCAGTGACTAGAAACTTGGTTACCGCATTGATTTTGGCGCTCTTTAAAGCAACCTCAAACTTGTCGCTGTATTGTTTTTGAACTTGAATGTCGCCTAGCAACAGTGAGTTGTTTGTAATCGTTGAACGATATACATCGGCCAGATCTTCAATGCTGCGTTTTTGCTGGGTTCTTGGATCGATCCAAAAACCTTGTGACACAGCTGCCTCAAGCAAGCTTATGTTGTTGTCAAAATCAACGTCAAACTTAACCAAGCGGTTAGCCTTCTCGCGCTTCATCTCAAACTCGGCTGCTTTGGCCAGCACTGTATTACCCATGGTAGCGCTTGAAGCGCGAAATTTAAGGGATGCCTCTGGATCAACTTGTGCAAGGCTGCGGCTAAAGCCATCCATCATTGTGTTGAGCTTGTTTTGTACTTGCTCAGTGTTAGTTTTTCCAAGCTCAACCTCAGTCAACATTTTTGTCATCTGGCTGCGAGCTTCCATCTCAAATACGCCTGACAACTCAAATGAACGTGCCTTGCGCACCGCCTGGTCATACACACTAAACGTGCCGCCCAGCTTGAGAGGCGCAACATTACCAGACTTTGCAGCCAGCATCTGCTCATCACTTATTGGGTTGTCTGCCACATACTGCAAGCCAGCGTCATTGGCCGCAGTCTTTGCAATGCCAAAAAGCTGAACACTAAGTCGGTCTAGGGTCTGGGCCACAGTGCCTTGGTATTGAGCCCCAGCCTTTAACCCCACATAATCAACTTGCGGTGTGTTTACAGTTGGCAGCACAGCACCAGGGATGCCTGCCGCCTCGACTCTGCCTGATTGGATAAGTGGTAGGTCTGCCATGATTTTTTATGCAAATGGGTTTTTAACAGTCGACGCAAAGTCAAGTACGCCCTTCGTCAAGGCGGCACCAGCCAACAAACCACCACTCTTGACACCAAAATCTCCAGCCAAGCGCATCTGGTTGGCTTGCGCCTCGGCAGCGCTCATGGTCAGGTCTGCTTGTTCTTTAGATGCCAGGATCATTGCGCCAGCGTCTTCAAAACCCAAGATGCGAGCAGTCAAGGCATTAAGGTTTGACATACCGACATCTCGGTATACAGCACCTACATTTGCAGCCTGCACACTAGCCGCTGATCCTTCGTTGTACACAATGCCATTGGCTGCAGCACGGGCTCGCACTGCTGCGTTGGCTTGCTCTAAACCGCGAAGTAATGTATTACCTTGAATGGTGTAATTTAAGGCTTGTCTCTCAGCCGATAAGAGTTTTCTTCCGGCTTGAATTGATGCATATTTCTGGTCTTGATCTGTACGAATTTGGGCAAACCGCAAAGTATCAATTGCTTGTACTTCATACAAACCTTGCTGATAAATGGCTGCAGTCTTTTGTGCACCAGCTGCAGTGATTGCCGTTGCAAGTCCAAGATAGGGAGCCGCTGTGTTGGCGCTACTTTGGAATATGTCAAACCCAGTTTTTGCTAAATCAGTAAAGTCGGTAAAAGTAAAGTCAGCCATTAAGTTCCCCCAGTCACAGCAATCTTGTACTCAAGACCCAACAAGGTCATCTTGAGCGGCAAGCTCTGTGATATTTCAATGCTTGCCTCGCGGCTGTAGCCAAGCACTCCATTGACTCGCTTGCTACCAGTGAATGTTGGCTCTGGCAAATTAAGCAATGGGTTGTCAAATGTGCGAAATGGCACAGGGTTTTGATTCAATGCTAGGTGCTGGGTGTTGTCCACTAGCGCAGTGATCTCGACAATACGCTTCTTGAACCCTATGCGAGTTCCTGTCTGCAGCTTGATCTCAGAAGGCATGGTCTTGGCAAAGACCGTGAAGGGCAGGCCGACCTCGTAGCTGGTAGTTGACTCTCGGTCAAACGTAACGGCACCACCAGAGCTGACAGTCTCATTTCCCTGCGGCACACCATCGCAAATCACATTGAGAGACTTGCCAATGTGGGGCAATCCAGATCCGACACCGCCTGCTGAGCCACCAATAAATGCGCAATCAGTAAAGCGATCAAAGCTGAACAGCTCAATAAAGTAGCGGTCTACGCTGTTGAATGTGCGCTTGACCACCGTATAAATGTCGGTCACATCTACGCTGACATCTTTGAACAATCCATCGGTAATAAACTCGGATGGCGCAGTGATCTGCTGTGAACGCATGATACTGAACGCAGCAATTGTGCCGTCAGTGTCATTGACCATCATAAGCAGGTCGCCCTCATCTGTGCTGGTCGCACGGCGTAAAGACATCCTAGTCGGAGCCTTGAGCAGATGGCCAGACAGCAAAGAGATACGCTGCGTCACATACGTCAGCTGGGTGTCAGAGAACAGGAACTCGTTGATTGACTTGCCTTGGCGCTGTATGTAGACCGTGCCTGATTCAAGAGACTGCACACGGGTGCCAGGCTTAATGCCATTCCGGCTCACGCCCTTAAACGTAAAGGTCAAAGGTGTAATTGGGTCAGTGCCAGACTGAGGCACATAAAACTCAGCGCCCGTTGTGAACACTTGCAAGTCACGGCCAGAGATCATGTCTACGATCACATTAAGTGAGCTGGTGTCTAGCGTTGCCTCAACAGCGTCATCATCAAATGCCTCGGTCGGCATGAACTCATCGAAGATGCCGATCTTGCTGCCCCAGATGGTGGACGGGCGAGACTTGGAGCCACCAAAGTACAGACGGCCCTCATGGAAAGTCACCGTGCGTGGCCAGCCCTTGCCGCTGCTCCACACATCTTCGTAGCCTGATTCAATCTCCCAATTGCCCTGTGCAATGGCACTGGTGTCAAAGAACGGGTATTCGGTCACTACCTTCACAACAGTGGTGGAGATGTATTGAATGACTCTAGCGCGGCCCTGTGGGCTTGCATTGATGTACTGACCCACGCTACCTGCGCTGAACGCAGCGCTTCCAGATGTAAGTGTGATGTTCCCAGCAACAGCACTTGGCGTTAAGGTGCCAGCCGTTGGGGTTGTTGTTGTCAGCGTAAACGCATACTTGGGGATGTTTGAAAACGTGACGGTGCTGATTGTCCAAGTCGCGTCTGTACCGCCCCGCACCAGCTTGACAGGGGCCAAGTCAGGGTGGACGATAAACATGGTGTCTGCAGACTGAGTCCAGTTGAGCTGGCTCAGCATTGCGCTTGTGATTGTGGTGGTCAGATATGCATTGGCACCACCATTGATGGCCGTAATTTGTACGCCGTCTTTGATAACGTGCATGCGGTTGTGTGTAAAACACAACATGTAGCTGTCATCCACAGAGAACTCAAATGGCACCAAACGCACACCATTGCCAGCACTCTCGGTACTGGTGTTTGGCAGCTCAATGATGTACTTGAGTCCTGGCCGTCTGCGTATGCCCCCCTGCGGCTGCACCACCACATTGGTGGCCTTGGCTAGTGCGTTGTTGTATTGAGCCAAGTCAATGCGAGACCTCAACAAGGGGTCAAGTTCGCCCGTGCTGAAGTTCGTTTGAATGTCAACAAAGCGTGGCATCAGCCCCTCACTGCAATTAAGCTGAAATCTTCAATTACTCTGGTTGGTGTGCCTTGGCCATCTATATTCATTGCCGTGCGCATAAAACCACCACGGCCATTTTCGGCAGGCCCACCCACAGCGACACCTTGCCAGTATTGAGCGCGGTCACTTTGTTCTGTGATCGGCATGGCCAGGTGCCAAGACATCATGTATTTAAGGAGCTGCACAAAGTATTGCGGCATTGCAAACTCGCCAAGGCTGTACTGGTAGTCCAGATAAACAGCAGGCAGGTTTGTCAGTAGCTTGTCGCCCTGTATTTCCCAGTCTTTGTTGGGGTAGGCGTTTTGTGATGCGGTTGCATAGGCAGCTCTTACGGTGCCAAGCCGGTCGCCTGGCAGCTGATACTCATAGCGCCAGACAGAATTTGGGGTGGTGATCAGCTGAGCCAGCTGCACCTTCTTTGTATTAAATGTCCACGGGTAGGTAGTCAATACCGAATCGCGAATGTCGGGGTACAGGCGGTCGCATACGCTGGCCGCATCGGTGCCATCATTGAATGATGTGATGGCTTTGGCACCCAGCATTAGCAGGGCATCAGAGCAGATTGAAACTCCAGTATCACCAGCAGCCATGTAAACCTCTCAATGTGAGAAAGGCCAACCTCCGCTTTGGCAGAAGTTGGCCTCTTTACAGCAGACCCGACTTAGTCGGTATCTGTTGCGCTTACGGTTGTACCGTCAGCAATGTCAACCACTCCAGCTGAAGACACAGCGTTGACGTAAGTCAACACTAGGCTTGGGGTAGTAGCGTCATAGACAAAAAGAATGTCTCCGACTTTCAACAGCGATGCGATGCTGTCAAAGTAGCTCACAGTGTTAACCGTGGCTTGAGTATCTGTTGTTTTGTACAGATACATTGATGGTGCATTGCCAGATTTGGCAGCGCATACGGTTACAAAACCAGTGCTTGAAAATGCCATGTCAGTCTCCTAGATTAAGTTTCACGGCAGGTGATCTTGACGATACCTTCATCGTCAATGGCAACAGCGCCAGCACTGAAGACTTCGTTCACCAACCAAGAAGTCTTCTCAGCAATGTAGTTAATCTCAGTTCTCATGGCGATACCTTCACCATAGCCAATTGCATCCTTGTGGAATGCAAAGCAGCTGCGGTCAAGTGAGCCGTCGATAGCCAAGCCGCCTTCAGAGCGGTCACCCAAGACATGGAACGTGAATCCCAAGTAGGTGTTGAGCTCGCCCTGCACCAGCGCTTTAACGCTGTTGAAGTCGGAGCTGGTCACGCTGGTCTCAGACAGCAAGTTGGCCAAGCCATTTGCGTGAATGATGATGTTGCGGCCATCGGGTGGAACATTGTTCTTGTCCATTAAGCGCTTAGCTTCGCGCAGCTTGGTAATGTTCATATTGGTGTTTGAGCCGCCAATGCTGTTAGCCACTGTCAAGCTGGTGCTTGATGCGGTAAGTGCATCCAGAATCATCTGATCTTGGCGACGGCCCATAGCGCCAGCAACAACTTGCACCAACTCTTGGCGCTCATCGAAGTTGACCTTGGCTTGGCTGAAAATGTCAGAGTACTCTGCTGCGTTGTAATCAGACAAAGTCAAAGTGACTGAGCTAAATGCAACATTCAGAGGTGTGACATCGGTTTGGGGGACGCGAATAGTTGCGACACCCTTGCCTACTTTGGGAAACTTAACAGTTGAACCTTCGACTCCACGACGCTGGCGAACCGCCGGAACCAACTTTGCCATACCTTGGTAGGCTTGTTTGACTTCCGCGTCGAAGAGAGTAACGAAGGCATTGCTTAAAGAAATGCTCATTTGGATACCTCATTCGGTTGTTGAAAAAACAGGGTTCTCGCGCCGGTGAGCCTGAGAATCAGGGCCGAATGCTTGCTAGTATCGCTAGCCAATCGTCAGCATCCGCTGCGGTAAGGGCCAGTTGCCTGGTATGCCTTAGTTCCGATTGTATTGCTTTTTGTACAAAATGCAAATAGGGCTCACAAATAAAAAAAGACCCAGCCGAAGCTGGGTCAAATGGCAACAAAAGTCAACCGCTAGAAAACAACTAGGCAATGTGTTATTGAAACATACGCTCCACCTTTTGGCGGTAAGCCACATCGGTTTTGTACTTGGGGTCATTGACCATTTGGTACAGCTCTTCCTTGCTGGGAGCGCCTTCCATCGGTGAAACTTCAATTGGCAACCGGCCTTCATAGGCAGATCGCACCTTCATTAAAGCGCCTAATCCACGGGCTGTGCCCCCCATGATCTTGAACTCTTCAAAATCGTCCTTACTCCAAACGCCCTTATTGACCAGGCCGCGAGCCCAGTCCACCATACCGTTGACCACAGCGTTGGCGTTGGGTCCAAGAGACTTCATTTCGGCTTGGGTATCGATAACTGGCCCGGCCATTACATCAGCCATTTGATTGACGTTTTGCGCTAATTCATCAAAAGCCATCTGGCTAATGCCGTGCTTTTGAGCCCAGTCGACATACGTTTTGGAAAGCGAGTCATTGTCAACGTCCTGGACTTTAAACACGCTGGTGTCGTACTTGCCGCCCTCTGGGGCCTTGTGTTTACCTTGGCTAACCACCTTACGCAAGTCAGCATAAGACTTGGCCATGGCCTCCATGTTGGCTTCGCCCTTGTCTTGGTTCCAAAAGTTCTCTGGTAGCCACTCCGGGCGCTCTTGGGGTGTGCCAGGAATACCTGGTGCCAGCTCTGTTGCTGCAGTCGCTTTGTGGTTAATCTCAACAGCTTGTGAGTTTTCTGTCTTGCCTTCGTCTGCCACCTGTACGCTGTCAAGTAGGCCAGTGCTGGGCTCGACATTGGTTTCGGTTTCGGTCGTCATAGTTTCCTTGCTTGATTGATCCGCGCCTCAATGTCCCGAACCACGTTTCTCTGCCCTTCAGCAAAGAACGCATGGGACGGGTCTGTGCCCGGCACGGCAATGGGCACATTTACATATATGGCTCGGAGCCATTCAAAAAGCTTTTGGCCGTCCTCAGTACCAAATACGCGAAGACATAGCCGGGCTAAATCTTCACGCTGCTGAGTGACTTCGCGTATGTCTGGCGCTTGGCCAATGGCATTGATTTCATCCCAGCTCATTCTTTGGGTGGCTCCATCATTTCATCTTCATCAGCAAATGGCGACATGCCAGATTTGATGCGTGTTTTTGCATGCTCATATGCTTTGTCCATGATGGATGACGGCATGTTCGTAAAAAAAGTTTTACTTTCTACATCTGTAGTTAATAAGTAATTAAGTTCTTTTTTTGTAAGGGTTGGCACAATCAATGGTATTTCCAGCTCTTTGCCGTCCATACCAACGCCCACAGATATTTCTGTTGATACATCTCCATTAGGTCTTTTGAGTTCGCCAAAGTAACCCATACCTTTTTTTTCGCCGCTTGGTCTGTTTCCATAGTCCATTACATTGCTCCTTGTGGTGCTGGCAAGGTAGGTTGACCAGGTGGCGCCATACCCTGTTGTTGCATGGCCATCTGAGCAGCCATGGCTTGAGCGTCTTGGGCTTGTTGCTGCTCAATTGCAAAGACTCGCTCAGCTGCACTGTTTCGTAAGGCCGCAGGCACACCAAGCTTGTCACCCAAGTAGTCAATCATTTCGCCAAACTTGACGGCCACCTGGCCCTCGGCACCCATTTCCCTGGTGAGCTGGGCAAACTGCAGCGCAGCGTTAACTTCGTCCATGGCCTGCGCATTGGCAAGCGGTGAAGTGGGGGAGACTTTGACCTCAAGACCATTAACCCGCAACGGCAGATCAATCAAGCCGCGCTCATCCATGACTTCTAGGATCTTGGTAACCACAGGGATCATGGTCTCGTTGATCAAGCGACCAAAGGCAGAGCCCAAATTTTGAGACAATTCTTTCATGCGCTCGACAATTTCTGTGGCAGACCTTGCGCTCATGTTCTCTGGGGGCAGGGACTCGTCTAGCAAGATGCGCTTGACGTTGCCGCGCAAATCGTTGATCACCAGCTGCGACACGTTGAAGTCGCCAGAGCGGGGCAGGGCCATGAGCGATGGTCCTTGTGGGCCACCATTTCGGGCCACAGGGATGATGCCGCCAGGCACGATCTTGACTGTGTTGGGATTCAGTACACCATCATCGGCAGCGGTGTAGACACCAGATACAGCAAGTGATGCGTTCTTGAGCAGCAGCTCAATAGTCTTATTTAGCGTCTTAATATCAGGCAGGGCAGTCATCAGTGGGCCGCGGCCATAGATCTCACCAGCCACCTTCATGTAGCGACTGATAACCCACGGTGAAACCTTGCGTCTGCGATAGACCAACTCGGCTTTGCTGTGCTTGTCAATAACGTGATAGCAGTAGTCACCACGGTTTGCGTCATAGATAGATGCCTCAAGCAGCTCAATGTCGTCGGTTGGCTTGTCAGCAATGCGGCGCTGCATGTCTGGCGGTATCTCGGCATCGGGCCATTGGCGCTGGATGCTTTCGCCCTTTAAGCGCATTCGCCGGTAGACGTTGTCCACCTGGCCATTTGCGCCTTCTTCATAGCTCACTAGGAACAGCGGCACTGGAATGAAGTTGATGGGGTTCACATCGTCGCCAGGCTGGACCATCATGCAGGCGGTGCCCACGGCCAGGTCAAGTAAGAACTCGCCCATGGCAATGTCAAAGTTGGACTGGCGCAATATGGCAAACATTTTTTCGCCATAGAGGTCTAGGATTGCTTGTGCTTGTGGCTTGCGATCAACAGGGATATCCATGCCTGATTCAAGTCTGCACCAGCGTCTTTGTGGAGGAAAGACTACCGACTGCAACCTGTTGGCAAACCGTTGGGTACTGTTGATTGCTGTACTGTCAAAGACGCGCTGCATCTTTTTGGATCCAACAGCACCACCTTCCCAAACACCATAGAGCTGGCGCTGGGGCAGGGCAAACTCATAGGCATCCTGGTACAGCTGCTGGAACTCGTCCTTCTTGGTCTGAGCTAGCGCTTGCCGTTTAAGAATTTGCTCTGGCGTTAGGCGCATGCCGCCACTTTGGTTTGTACCGTATTCCATATCAATCCTTGCTCACTTTTTGTCTCTTGCCGCAGCCATGTTGTCAACCAGATTGGGGTACGGCCTGCCTGCTTTGGCGGCTCGACGCATTGCCATGCGCTTTTCAGCTGATGACAGCGCCTCAGACTTGCCCAAGTCTTTGGGTCTTGGCTTGTCCCACACCTCTTTATTTTTCATTGGTAAGCCTCCAGTTTTGCTTCATCATCCAACCCCAAGTTGACCTGTTGCGCCAAAACTACTAGCTTGGCCACCAAGATTGCCAGCGCCGCCAAGTGTTGGTGGTCCAGTTTCAGCAACACGGTATCCAGACAACATTGAGCGGTCTGCTGAAAAGCGACCAGCTTTGCGTTGCCCAGCAATTTTTGCTGAAGAGGTTCGCTGCACTGATTCAATCTCTGACTTTGACTTAGCCGCCATCTCAACAGATAAGCGCTGTGTCTCTGCTACTTGTTTGGCTATTTCTGCTTGTGCTATTTCTGCTTCTCTTTGAGCTTGGGCGGCTTGAGCTTGAATTGCAGCCTCTTGAGCTCTGTAAGAAGCAACAGCTTCAGCCGCTCTTTGTTGCTCAGCCGCAAGCATGGCTGAAATTTCTGCTTGGGCTCTTGCTAAATTCTCAGCCTCTGCTTTATTTTGCGCATTAATTTGCGCTTGAAACTCAGCATTTAATCGAGCTTGCTCTGCTTGAAATGCTCTATCAGCAGCAGCTTGTTGGGCAGCAAACTCTTCATCTGTCATTTCATGCCCCCAACATAGTCTTCATTTGTGTTTCATCAACTCCAGATGGAATACCCAGTTCTGGATTCATCCTGGCAGAAGACAGTAAGGAGCGCTTACCAGCTCTACGTCTGGCAGTCATTTGAGCTGACTCACGCTGTGCAATCTTGCGGCGCTCTGCGTCAAGAGCTGCGGCCTGATCCTTGGCTTGCTTCTCCATTGCAAATTTTTGTTCTTCGTATTGTTTTTGCTGTTGATAGAGCTGGGCTTTGGCTGCATCAGCAGATGCCGTTTGTTGAGCGGTTAGATTTCTAAGCATTTCTGCTTGTTGCGCGGCAGTAAGTCGAGCCTGCTCTAAACTACTTGCTGCTCCAGCTCTTTGCGCATCAATCTGATCTTGTGTTAATTTACTTTGCTGCGCAAGACTTTCAGCTTGTTGTGCGCGGCTTAACTTAGCTTGCTCAGCTGCGGCATCACGGCTTCGCTGCGCTTCACCTGATGCGGCATCACGGGCTAATTGAGCTTGCTGCATAGCTGCTGCTTGCGCTTGAGCGGCCTGATCTCTGGCTTGTGATTGAGCGTCTGAGATTGCTCTAGTAGCGTCAACGGTAGCGCCAATCTTTGCCCCTGTTACAGCGCCAGCTGGGCCGCCAACAAGAGCGCCAATAGTGCCTCCAACAATTGTTCCAACAAATTTTTTAAGTTTAAAGAATTCTGGCTGGCCAGTCTCTGGGTTGATGCTGTTTTCTTTGTGGCCAACAACGTACCTATCTGTTGAGATACCTTGGCTTTTGAACTTGGCATCAATCAATGCGCGAATCTGCGGGTCACTTGCAAACTCTTTTGGCAGAACAAGTTCACCACCCGTCATGTGAGCTAGGTATGCATCCCCATTTCGGCCTTTATCTTCAGCCTTATCAAGGTATTCCTTCATCATCTTTCGGTTTTGTCGGGGCATAGCACACTCCAATTAACAAAGTTCATTAGATTCTCTTGGATTCTGTAATTTAGTCAACAGCGATATCAGTTTGATATCTCAACTAAATATATCAAATTCCAAGTTGGCAACTGTTTGTGATTGGGGCCTACCACCGAGCTGGTGGTTGCGGGTCATTCGGTTGTATTCCCCCCCACCCAGCATCAAATAACCAAAAGAGTCACCAATGTGTGAGTGCTCATTTTTATTTGGTGCATCCCTAAAGCGCTCCTGGCCAGCGCCAACAGCTACACGCTTAAAGTGATATCCACCCGCAAGCGCCTTGCGCAATAACTTGCACTCTCTGTTGACGATCAAGCCAGGCAGGCCAGCAATTAAGCGCTGCATGGGGGCAGCAGATGCTTCTCGGCGCACTTTGAAGTCATTAGACGCTGTCGGCTGCGCACGCAACCCCAATGTTTTCAAGTAATCAAAGGCGGTAACCTCATAGATAGCGTCCCTGGCCATACCAGCCGGGTCACCCCAGATCATTACTTGGTGGCTTGGGTAACGCTGGTTCAACTCAGCCAGCAGCTGGTGGCCAAAACGCTCCAATCCCATGTCAAAAGTCACAATCTCATGGTGGATCAACCACCTGCCATTGGGTAAGCGCTGGCCAATGGTGGCTGCAGGGGTCAAACCAAAGTCAAGCCCCACCTGTATGGGCACATTGGGCTCAACCTCAGTGTCTCCAGACATGGTTGAGTCTTGATACTCTGGCCAAACAGGCCTGCCTTCTTGGACGTATGTGTATTCGCCACCCGCATAGCACCTTATCCAGTCAAGATTCTTGCCAAGCAGCATTTGCTGGTAGTAGCCAGGCGGCAGGTTGTGGATATTCTCAGCCTTGGGGTTGACCTTCCACCATTTGCCTGACGCAAAGATGTGATCGTTGGCCTCTGGCATCTCAGGCAGGTCATCGACCTCCACAGGCACCACACCACCAGGCTGCTTGAAGAACTTCCACGCATACACCCCAGTCATCTTCTCCTTTTCAGCCATGCGGTGCCACCAGTGGTCATCATCCATGGGGTTGGTGTCCATCCAGATGCCGTGCCAAGTAGCGCCACCGTCCCTCTTGGTCGGATACCTACCAACCCGGTGGGTTAAGCCATCAATGACGGCCTTGGGCAGCTCTCTGGCCTCATTAACCCAAGCGCCTGTCAGCTCCAAAGACAGCAACTTCCTCACATCCTTGGGTTGATCAAGGGCCAAGAAGATGACCTCGCAGTCAATCCCAGCTGCGTCACCACGGGCAGGCAAGCGGATGTGGTGGGTGATAGGGGGAGTCCACAGCATTGGACCAAAGGTGCCCTCTGGAAAAAGATCCAGCCAAGTCTTGATAGTTGTAGTCTTCAGCATGGGGTAGCTGTTCCTGACAATCGCCCACCTGCTGTACCTGACGTTATCAATCGGGCTTGGCTTTTGCTGAACAGCCTTGATGAAGATCTTGGCCGCACAGCCGTAGCTCTTGCCCGACCCCACAGGCCCCATGATCCCTTGAACAAAGTTCTTGGACTGGATGAAGTCGTAGATCACCGGCGACTCGCTGAAGTCTAGGTTCAGACCAGCCATCGGCACGGTCTTGTCGGACATCTCTTTGGTACGGCTCATCTTCTTGCTCCAGTTGTCTAATCTGCCTCTTGCGCCACATGGTTCTTGTCTTTCAGCTTGGCCTCAATGGCCCTGATGAATTCGGAAGCGGTCACACCAACACCCAAAGAGGCGCGGGTAAATTCCAAAACCTCTTCGTTGGTCAGCCCAACCCACTCCTTTTGGCCGCACCAATTGCATTCGCCCTTATAGGTAATCACTGATCGCTCTGCTTTACAGAAATGTTCTTTCACGTTTGCTCCCCCCTTGGTGCAACAACATTGATATCAATCACACTCGGCTTCTCGCTGCCGTCATCAGGGTTGTCAAGCAGACCACTGGCCTTAGCCAGCAACCGCAGTACCCCAACCTTGTCATACAGCTCAATATCTAGCGTGGAGTACACATTGCCCTCAGAGTCTTTCTTGCTGTTTACCTTGATTGACTTGATCGCATGCAGCGCATGCTCTGGTATATCGCTAGACCTCTTCACAGTCACGTTGCCCTGCTCATCCCAGCTCATAATGTCTGTCAGCTTGGTGTTAGCCATAGACAGCAACGCATAAGCCACAGCCTCTTTGTTGGCCATGATGGTCGTTGAGCGCTCCAACCTGCGCTGCACAGACCTCACCCCACCCCAGTTGGTCAGGGGAGGGATCACCGTTGACTTAACCCTTGCCATCAGAACGGTATATCGTCATCATTGTCAGGAACCACAGCCTTGGGGATAGGCTGAGCAGCAGCAAACACAGGCGCAGCAGACCCAGCACCAGCGCTGCTCATCTTGGCCTTGCCAACCTTGAGCTTGAACCAAACCCCGCCGTCAGGCTTCTTGTTGACGTAGACATCAAGGAAGTGCTTTGTGCCATCAGGCATCACAAACGTGCCCTTGTAGTCACCATGCCACGCCTCAGTCTTCTCAGCGTTCTTCCACGCCTTGCCCTCACCAGGCTTGATCTCGTTATCGTTTGTCATAAAAGTCCTTTACATCATTGTCGTTGAAAAACTAGGGAAAATTTCGGAGTGGGCCCCCTATCGCTACTGTGAGGGGGAGGGGGGAAGGGGTCGCTTTTTACCGCGCCCGTCAACGCGCCCGGTATCGCGCACATCATGCTGGCGCATATAGGTTGAGGCCGCATCCAGGCGCACACGCTGCGATTGCCCCCTGCTTGTACAAAACCCATACGTCGGTATGCTGGTTGAACAGACTGGATTACAAGGCCTACAAGGGGTTGAGCAGGTGTGTGGCTACCCTTGCCTAGACCAACCCCTGATCGTGGCTTGTAGACCCCTTCTGACCCGCGGAGGAGGCATCGATTCATTGGGCATCTGCCTGCAACTGCCGGATCCCTGCCATCAGGACATGGCTGCTGGGCTTGATTCCCTCGGCTTGGTACAGCGGCAGCAGGGTGTCGAGCGCTTCCCTGATCTGCTGTGCAGACATGCCGTCGCTGACAAGTTGTTGCAGATCTTGGTTGTGCAGAACAGACATGTTGTCTTCTTCTTTTAAGTTAACTTCTTCACATGTTGTCTTGTTCCTTTGTTTTATACAACCCTCAGAGGTTGTGCCATAAACCCCTTTAGGTTGTATCTGGGCGAAGTTATCCACAGGCGCTGGTTGTGCCTGTTTGCTGTCTAGTTGTACAACCTCTGGGGGTTGTGCCTGTGTTCCCTTGGCTTGTGCCTTTTGGATGGCTGCTTTCATGTTCCTGACTGTGACTGTCTCGCCTGATTTGGGCATGGTTTTGATCCTCTGGGTTGGTTGCTTGAGTACTTTGCTGATAGCTTGGGCGACTCTTGCTTGGCCCTCTCTGTCTACTTCTTCGGCTTGCTTGGCTTGTTGTTCCTTCATGTAGGGTGGCCTTGTGTCTTCGATGGCGCTGGTGATGCTGACTGCGTCCTCGGCACTGATGGATGCGTCGAAGATGACCCGCCAGGTTGTGTGCCTTGCGCCC